TGTCGGCCTGTCTGCCGGGCATGGGCCGCAGAACCAGCGGATGCCCAGCAATCTGCACCACATATTCTCCGGCTGGGATGAGCGCCGCCATCCACGGCTCCACCGGACTGGCCCGCGCCGGGCATCCATCCATACAGCAGGTGGCGGTTACCTGCTCCACGTTCATGGTGAACATGGAAAGCTGCTCATAGCCACTCATAATCACACCCACGCCGGTTCGACGGGCGACTCAGGCAGGCTGCACAGCCAGTCGATCACATCCTGCGGGACTTCTTCCGTCAACCACGAGTGGCCGTACTTGTAGCCGCAGACCGGGCAAGGCTTGCCGAGAATGCCATCAGGGTGTTCCTCAGGATGGAGCCAGCCGAGGGCCTTTGTTTCGGTCGCACCAGCCATTCCGGGATAGAGAGGCTTCTGCGGTTCGTAATACAAAGCTGCATCGCCAGAGATTTCGTGAGGAAGCGTAAGGCTGTACGGCAACTTAGCAACTTCGATCTGGTTATCGTTCAGGGCTGCGGTCATGCCATCGCAGAGCATCTTCCACGAGCTTTTCTTCATGGATTCCTGCCGCCGAAGGGTTTTGCTGTTCAACCGGTAGTGGTACAGCGTGACAGGCGTGACAGCCAGTTTGTCCCAGCCAAGTTCTTTCTGGTGCTTGCAGTACGGCCGCATATCGTTCAAATGCCACTCGTCCCAGATGGAGCAGAACTTGTCGAGCATTTCCCGCGTCCATTTATCGCAGGGGTGGCCTTCTCGGATTGCATCAACGCACTGACCAGCACCGCCACTGCAGTTCCCGCTCGGCATGGGGCCGATAACGCCGGTGATGCTGAGTCTGCCATTCTCAAACTGGATTTTGCAGAACGCCCGTGCGGTAGCTTCATTGCCTCTGCGGGTGTAGACCTTACAGAAACACGGACTGACGACCTTTTTCATATCATTCTCTCCCCTTTCGTGCTTCTTCTGCAATCTTGTCAATGTTGCGGTTGAGCAATTCGTTCATGTCCAAGAGCCGCTGTTCGAGGATTTCAAAGAACTGCTTCGTGACGGTCTCCCTGCTGATGACGCGGCAGTTGCAGTGGACGGCGAGAATCACGTCATCAAACGTAATGCCGTCCAGCAGGTTATCGCAGGCTGCTAAGTCATCGCCAAGAATCCATTTCCGTTCTTCCATTCGGACCTCTCCTTTCAGATGGATGCGCAGAAGTCGCCGAGCTTCTGCCACAGGTGGAACGTCTTCTGGCTCATCTGCACGGTATCGGGAACGCCCCGGCCAACCGTCCAGTCGTGAGCCATGCGGAACAGCCGCCCTGCGGCCTCCCGCTCCGATTCGCTGAAGTCGGCCAGCCATGCCCTGCGGCGGCGACCGCTGCTCCAAGTGCAGCCGTAGCGAACCATGCAGATGAGGTCGTACGGGATGTTCGCCCGGACTTCCTCAACGGTGAGCTTCATCATCCGCTTTGCCATATCACTCATCCTCCTTAATCCTGAAAAAAGCCATTGCGCTTGCCTTGATGCTGCTCGGCCATCCGTCCGGGTAGGGTCGCTGCGTACCATCCGTAAAGGGAACAATCGCGGTGGCCTCTACGGCCAACATCTCGCCCTCGTACTGGTAGGGGCGGCAGCGGAACGTACGGAGCTGGATGCTCTCGCATTCCATCGTACCAGCCCCCATGCGCCGCAGATCATCCGCGTTGCGTGCTGCATTCGGGTCATACCCGGCGGCTTTCATGTGGTCCAGAACCGTCATATCAGGCAACCTCCTTTCCGACAACATTCAGGCAGATGTAGAACCGGCCATCGAGGTCTTCAACCTCCCAGAAGTAACCGCCGGTGTACTTGCCATCGGTCAGCGCCTTGTCCTGCCAGAAGCCTTCCTTGATGCACTCCGTGATGGTTTCCTGCCAGCCATCAAAGCGCTCATCCCCGGCCAGCGCCTTGAAGAAGCGGTTGACCGCGGTCTGCCACATCTTGCAGTCGGTGATGAGGTCAGCGCAAACCATGCCGTTCGGCTTGTTCACGATGGCAACCAGATCGACGTCCTGCCGGTGTTCGTCCTGCTCGAAAGCCTCGAAGCTGCTGTATTCTTTCACCTTCAGCATTTCTAAATCCTCCGTGTTTTGGTAAGTTGTTTTCTGTATCTTCATTCTAACTTGCCGGTCTGGTAAGTCAAACGTATGCTGAAGTTTTCACAAAAAATTTTACGGTATTCCGAAGATACTTTATGGAGGCTTATCCTACTTTACGGCTGAACCTTTCCCAGAACTGCTTGGCGATGTAGGGGCTGACCGGGGTGATGGTATGATGCTGGCATCCAGAAAGCTGGTAGAGGACGGTGAAGTAGTTCCCGGCGGCATCCTCGAACAGCTCTACATAGAAGTCCTCGAACATCACGGCCTTGTTCGAGCAGAGCGATTCTGCCTTCCGGGTGTCATATCGAACGCCGTCTACGGTCTGCGCTACGGCGGGGCTGGTGCTGTTGCCCAGCTCCGGGAGGCCCGCACCGTTGGCATCACTCATGGAGACCTCATAACCAGCAAAATGCAGCGCCTTTGACAGCTCATCGAAGGTGAGCGAGTTGTTCTTCAGCCGCCCGCTGAGGTTCTGCGGGGTCCAGCCCATGTGTTCGGCCAGTTCTTTCTGAGTCTTCCCGGCTCCAGCAAGGGCTGCGCGTACCATATCAGATGCTCGCATACCATCAGCCTGCCTTTCCAGCCAGAACCCGATTCAGCAGGCTCTCGTACATGGTCTGGAGCATTTCACACTTGGCTTTCGCTGCGGCCAGCTCCGCAGCCATGTTCGGATTTGACGCTGGCGTAGACACCTTGACATCCCGGATGACCGGAACTTCTTTCGTGACCTCCACGATTTTCTCTACGGGCTTTCCAACTTCCAGCTCCAGCGAGATCAGCATTGCAACCTCCACGTTGGTCATCTCTGCCGGGGTCAGGTGGCCCTTGTAGCCCAGCAGGCGGTCAACCGATACGGTCGTAATCTGCTCACAGAGGGCAGTGCTTTCACGTTCAGAGCTGCGGATGAGAACGTGCGTCGGCAGGTCTTTCTTCGGTTGGGTGGTCAGGTATACGACCTCTACCGTCTCTGCACAGGCGTTGTTCTTCTCGTTGGAAACGATGATTGCCGGGCGTCCCGCCGCCTGCTCACAGCCGGTGTAGTTGTCCTTGCTCACATACCAAATGTCGCCGCGCTTGATTTCCATATCCTTACTCCTCCTCTTTAGCCTGACGCTTCAGCTCGGAAGCATCAATGGTGATGCAGGTGGTGTTGGCGACGATGCCGTCAGCAATCCCCTTGCCATGCTCGTCCAGCAGGGACTCCAGCGAGGTCGCGGTGAGCCGCAGGGCAGCAACCATGAACGGGAAGTCCATCAGATCATAACCGCTTGCAACACCCATCAGCTCCTTGGTCATCGCAGTGACGCACTCAGCAGAGATGTTGCGGGCATCATCCGGCCTATTTGCAAGCACTGCCAGCGTCATCCGCAGCGCATAGGGCATCATTTTCTCAGGCATTGTTTTTGTCCTCCTTATACTCGCTGACGGTCTCCGAGATGGCATAATCACGGTGGTACGTCCAGCTATCGTCATTGTCGATATACTTCCGCATCAAGACCGCCGCACGCGGGGCGAGCGCATTGAGCGTCGTTCGGTCAAGCTCATAGGCTTCCATAAGCTCCTCATCGGTGAACTGTGAGATATATTCCCGCACGTCCTCCTCATAGCTCCGAAGCTCATATTCGGAGTAGGAGCGGACCGGCTCACAGCCATCCAGCGGTTTCGGGCAGTAATCGGTGCAGCCATCGTCGTGGACGCCCGGCTTCCTCCCGGTCAGGAACGGAGCCATGCAGATGCCCTGCGGGTTAAACACGCAGGTTTCGGAGTCGCATTCCGTGCAGAGCTTCTGGCAGTGCAGCAGGCTCGTGATGCTTGCCGCGTTAGAGGCATCCTCGTTGTAAAGCAAGTAGGCAATGCCCTTGCTATGCCGTTCATCAAACCAGCGCCAGATGTCAACGCGGCTGGTTCCTGCCGGGAAATCCAGAAACGGGGCCTCCATCGTTTCGGTGGAGGGGTCCATAGGAACATCCCCGAACCGCTTCCACAATTCTTCAAGCAGCGCATCGCGCTCTCTCAATGTTCTCATTACCAACGCCTCCCCAGAAAGAGCCTTGCCAAGCCCACAACGGCCATCGCCCCGACGATCGCCCAAAAAGCAGCGCAGAGGA